CGTCAACATCAACCAATAATCTGGCTGGACTTTGTAATGTATACCGCTGATCAGCAGCGCCGGTACCTTCGTATTGCCATTTATCATCATATTCACGATAATATGCTCCGGGAATGTCAGTCGTCAGTGTCACATCCGCATCAGCGCCAGGAAGCACATCATCTTCTCCACCGGTAAGACCTGCGCCAGCAACGATGTCTTTATCAACTGTAATAGCAACCGTAATGTCAGCGTCAGCACCAGGAAGGATATCATTCGTTCCACCAGTAATGGGAGCGGTCGTTACCAGGTCTTTAGCAACTGTTATACCTATATCATCGTCAGTCAGCGTTATGGGAGCGGTAACGGTCAGATTCGTATCTGTGGAAATATCCAGAGAGCCGTTATACCATATCTCTCGCCAGTCTGCCCCATCGAAGCGCAACGCTATCGAAGATGACGCACCGATAGCACGAGAGGCGATGCTGTTAAGTAGCAACACATTAGTTCCCGCCAATGTTCCCTGATCCTGCAACGTCACTGTATTTGCTTCAGCGGGATCGGCGGTGAGGATAATTATCTGCCCCTCGGTTCCATTGGCTATGTGCGGAGTCGAGGTCAACGTGTGATTGGCGTCAGGATTCACCTCGATAATAGTGGCGTTAGCAAGGATAGCATCGGTAACAGCGGTAATCGCCTGCGCTGCGGACGGCGTGAAGATACCCGTGAGAGTGACTATCAGATCGGTGATTATTGCAGGGACATCGTTCACCTGAACCAAGACCGCCGTTGTCGAATATACTGCGACCAGGGATATAATAAGAACAATCAAAAGTTTCTTCATGAGCTACCACCGCCTTTATCATGTACAGCAGATTCGATCAGTGTATTCAGCAACTCTTCAATATCTGAATTTACCTTGCCCATAAACTTCAGGGATGCGTCAGGAGCGATGGCTTTCAACGCTTCTACAGCACTATGCTTTAGTTCTGCTTTTTGAATGTCTGTCAGCTTGCCATTGATGGCTGCTTCTTTAAGTGTATCGCCTGTAGTCTGCGCCACAGCCTTTACTGCCTTCTCCGCTAAGGTAGCCAGCAGGTCGCCATATTCCTGTAGCTTGTTGCTTTTTATCCTGCTAAAGACGTACCTGATACCTATTCCCAACAGACCAGCGAGAATGATACTCACTCCAGCTAAGAGCTCCTCTAAAATACTCGAAATCATTATCTCCATTTTGCACCTCTATACATTCACGCTGCGGCTCTTTTCGCGCCATTGAGTACCGTTATAGTAAAGCGTTAAGCTAACGCCAGCAACCGACGGGCCATAATCATTAGTGGGACTCGTGACGCCACCTTGTAGCCTGATATTAGCACTCGCCTGAATCGTGGTTAGTGCATCGCCAAAGTCGATAGTTATCTCATGCCCGTTAGTCGAGGGATCTCCAAAATCAGTTATAGTAGTAGCCCCTGTATTGGCGGTCTTGAAATAGTTGTTACCTGCCACTGAGGGTGTAGTGTCGCCATCGGTAAAGGTTGCAAATGTGACACCCGCCGATGTTGGCCCGAACATCTCAACCCAGTCAGTGCCATTGAATCGCAATGCCAGGGTATCGCCGTCAGCTATGGTTTTGAATGCTATGCTGTCCTTGAGCAATATATTAGTGCTTGCTAGTGTTCCCTGGTCCTGCACCGTAACCGTATTAGCTTCACCAGCAGCTACAGTAATCAGTAGCCACTGCCCCTCTGTTCCATTGGCTATCGTAGGCGCCGAGGTTAGCGTGTAGTCAGCGTCAGGGTTAAGCTCCACCAGAAGCGCATTCGCCAGGATAGCATCGCCAGCGGCATTGATTACCTGCGCTGTGGACGGCGTAGAGATGAGCGTGCCGAGTATTGTCAGGTCGTCCAGCGTGGCGGATATGGCAGGATGTAAATACCAGGTGTCCGTGACGGGATCCCAGATATAAACGAGTTTGGTGTCTGTCTCTTCAAAAGTAGATCCAATAGGCAGACCCGTTGTACTCATAGCGCCACGCTCTGCTGCCGTGCCTAAATGACGGTGTATCATCGTGATTCGTGTGGTGTTTGCCATTACGGTCTACCTTTCTTTATGTTTCACTGAAACATTACAGTACATTCCAAGTCGTGCCATCCCATTTATACTTAATTGATGTATCAGTCTCGATCCATGTTGACCCTGGCGGCGTAGTTGTGGTATCCATAGCCGCCTTCTCTGTCGCTGTCCCGATATGTGCGTGTATAACTGTTATTCGTGAAGCTGTCATGATGCTCCTCTATGTGTGCGCTGGGACGCCCTGTGCTTCTAAACTGACGTCCCAGCAATAATATAACGCCCGAAGGCTTGGGTTACTCGTCGGGAACTATCCTCACTACACTATCTTCCTGATCGTCGTCATCTTTGACCAGCCTGCCAAGCTTCGCAATATCCGACCCCTTCACGTCTTTCATGCCCGCAAGCCGGTCAATAGCGATTGGGTTATACTTGATCTCAACCTCCTGGTTGGCGAGGTCGCTGTACTCAGTGATAAAGGCTTCCATATCCTCCATATCATAAGCCTCGCCCGCTTCTAGTTTGGGGAGGTTGCCTTCGCCGTCTTTTGCAGCGTGTTTCTCCACCAGCTTGATCCTGGCTTGCTCAAACGGAGCGAATTCGGTCTGTATCTGTGCCTGCGCTCTACCAAGCCAGTAAGCTGCCTTTACATCGTCAAATTCCTTTTCCAGAATTACGTTTAGCCCTTCGAGTATCGGTCTGAGTTCTCCACATTGTAGCTTCATTATCTTGCCCTCTTTTGTTGTGGAACGTTAGGCACGTCCCGGAGCCGTTTTTACTTTCTTGATCTTCGGGTTCGTCTTGTTCTTCTGGAATCGCGATTTACCGAAGGGAGTGTTGATTGTTATCACACCTTCGCAACCTTTCGCGAATTTGCTGAAAATATCCTCAGCGTCTTCATCCACAACAAGCTCGTCTTTGGTCATCCTGACTGGCTTTCCTCTCGGTTTTTTCATATCGACCTCCAGGGGCGTTTATAGGCACGCCCCGAAGCCTGTTACGTTTACGATGCGTTATCCCAGTAATGGAGATACTTAGTGACGCCGCCGACTCTAATCTTTATAGACGCCGCCCCATCCCCTGCCTCCACGCTGGCCGTGACAGGGCCATTTGCAGCAGTCGGGAATGATGCAAAGTTGATCGGTGCTTCAGCATATGAGCCATTACCTAATTGGATTGCATCCACCATGCCAAGACCCTGAACCCGTAACCCTGCAGCGACAGTCAATGAACTTTCAGCGTTTATCATGATACCATGAGCATCGGCGGGAGTACCCGATCCGCGCAAGGTCGCATTGATAACTCTGTAGGCGGCGCAAGTGACGGTGCTAGAACCACCGTCCAGGACCATGCCATGTACTGCGCATTCGCCGCCAACGGTAATGCTTGCGGCATTGAAGACGATCTCTTTCTGCGCGCCGTAAAGGTCTAAAATATCCTTGCCAACAGTAAAGAGCCAGTCAGCGCCCTTTATTCTATAGGCATCCATATCTGTGGTGTCGTGAGTGACGTTCTGATAGATACCGTTATACTGACTCGATCCCGTCGAATTCGCTCCGATGATATTGAAGTTCATCTGGATCGGGTCAAAATTCTGGTTGGTAGAAGCAGCTATAGTGACATCAAGCTCACCTACGCCTCCCGCTCTTCCGCCAATAGCTATCGCATAGTCAGTCCGGTTCTGGTCGGGTACATAAGTTCCGCCAAACCTGATACCTGTGTCATTAGTTGAGTAAATCTGATCGGCAAACAGCGACATTCCAGCTGCTACATGCAGAGCGTAGGCCGCTGTAATGGTCGCCGCATCAGCAGCCACAGGAGCGGCGGCGATATACACAGTTGACGCTTGAGCTACTGTAGAAGCTGCGGCGTCAGTGATGGTCGGCTGTGCTACCGATAGTCCCAGACCTTCCATTGCGGTGACGCCTGTCGCACCTGTCAGGGTAGTCGTGCCAGGAACGAGAGCAAGCAACTGGTGTGTAACTCCCGAAGCAGCCACGATAGTCGCCGGCATACCCGTCAGGGTCATATTCGCGACGCCTGTGACAGTAACGCGGGTGTCTATATCCATGAACTTGGTCGTGCTGTCATAGATTTCCAGCGCTGAATCGGTATCAGCAAGGACGATAATATCAGAAGCGTTAGCATTAAAGCTCAAGTCGCCAGCTATGGCAACATCGGTCTTAGCAAAAGTAACGGTCGCTGCTCCTGCATCGAAAGTGACGTGTTGATCCGAAGCGCCCAGGAATATCTTGAAATCTACATCCTGCGAAGCACTTCCGATTGTGATCACATCTGTGGCTATTTTAAGCAACTCGGCTATATCGCCATAGTTACCTTTTTCGTACCATACTTGCGCTCCGTCTTCCCAGCGCGTGCTCACTAATGTTACAGGCATTTCCGTACCTCCATACGCTTATGCGTTTTTACAGCGGTGGTTCCGCTTTTAAGTTCTATCGCGCGGTGTAACACCGCGCGATAGTGATTATTCAGATTCGGTTGTCAGGATAGCCCTGTTCTTAGCTTTGGGCCGTCCTGGAGCTTTTGTCTTTTCAGCGACTCCGCGTCTGATCAAGTCATCTGCTTTAGCCTTGATGAGATCATGCTTCGATCCCGCAGGCTTTCCCATCCATTCCTCTAGCAAAGTCACTTTTGTCGCTTCTACGTTACCCATTATGTCTGCCCTCTTGTTTATTTACGCTGTCGGATTAATAGCACCATGCAAGAAATCTGGCACGGACACGAGATGTGCTTCTATATCATCACCATTTTCATTCGTAGTGATAGTTACGCCAACAAAGAACTTACTATTGACAAGATCAAGATCGGTTGGCACAAACCAGATTGACCCCATGACGCTTGTGCCACCTGTCAGAGTAAGCGTCTTTCCAGTTACATCCTCTACGCTAGTGCCAGCGGCATCAGTGGCGCAAGTTAATTGGCATACTGCCGTTTTGGCCGAAGTAAGATTCGCATGGACTACCATAGCGAGGCTCTTCCCTCTCGTCCTTATATCTACCCAAGCATCGGGTTCGGTTGCGGCAGCGGTATCAACCTCTTCTGGAAGTTTGACAGTGTTGAACTGAAGAGTTTCATCAAGATTAGCCATTATCGTTATCCTTTATAGGTTTGTGGCACCGACCGATTACGATCTAGTGGCCAACGTTACGAACGGCGCAAAAGTACCACCCTGTCGGTCGGTTTCATAAGTCCGCCACATTGGATGTCCGTCTATATAGAACAGGAACCGGAAGCTCGTCTGAGCATAATCGAACTTGAAATGGATCGACGTATCGAATATCGGAGACGTGTTGGATCCCTGCGGCATCGCAACGCCGTATTGGTCCCACTTCGCAAGAACGATGTCGCCAGTAGTTCCCAATGCTGAACAATGCTCGTTAGTATTGTACGGCAAGTCAAGCTCGTCTTTCCAATTCAACACATTACCACCAGTACCGACAGCGAGGCTCATGTATCGTAACTGTGGCTTTACTTTGCGATTAAAGAACCATTCAGCACCAACTTCGCTGGAAAGCGAGGCATCCATATTGGCTATATTCTCAAAGTATACAGTAGCGGCTTCCTGGTTAGTTTCCGCCGCCTGATCTATCGTGCAGCCATGCCCAATGATACCGTCAGGTTGACCCGCACCTGAGCCACGCATAAGAAGGTACTCGATACGCCACGCTAGAGCATCGGCAAATATCTTCCTGATAAACGCATCCATCGTGACAGGCGAGAAGCGCAGCAATGAATCAGAAGCGTGCGTCATAGCCGCCTGCATACCGAGGTCGAAGTTGATCTGCTCGAATTTTCCTTGCAGATCCTGAATCGGATCGTTTTCGCCCTCGTCGTAGAACTGAATGCCGCCATAGAGCGTTCCGCCCGACCGATCATAGCCACCCATTGCGGGGATCTTTATGGCTTTACCTTTTAGGGGCAGAATAAATACCTTGCTGATGACCTTAGATATTTCGTGTACGCGCATCCAGACCTCGTTCTTGAACTCTTCCGCGAGTGTATAGCCACCAAGTTCAGAATCGTCTGCCTCGAAGCCAGTTCCTGCAGCGCGCTGTTTTTCGTGAAACTCTTCCTGCATTCGGCGGTATTCTTGTAATCTCTTAGGCATCACATTGGTTTGCGCATGTTCGGCAACATCAACGAAGATTTCTCCCATATTGGGATAGCCACACTTAGGATCGCCATTTCTGCCGTCAATAGGGCCGTTAGGCGAACCGTCGCCCTTGCTGCCGATACCTGCCAGGCCGGTCTCCAGCTCTTCCTGCAGTCGCTCCAATTCGGCTTTTATCTGGGCATCTGTATTCGTAACGCTGCCGGATATGGTCTCTAGTTTGTCGTTGACGGCTTTCAGTCTGAGATCCATCTCTTCCTGAATAGCCGCAGTCATTGTTTCGATTTCTTCCTCAGTCATTAGATTCACCTCGTGATATATTGATGTCTAATAAGTTCCTAATAGCCTCGAATGCCTCCCACGTCAGCCATCTAGCATTTCCAAGAATGCCTCCCATGACCTCGGTCTAGCATTTTTATTATTCGAGCTTGCCCTGCATTTTCCTGACAATACTCGAAATACTGAAATCCTTGAGAGCGGTCATCTCAGGGATGATTATCTCGTTCAGTGCAGACTCGTGCTCCATTGCCGCCTTCACGGCCGTAGCAACGTCTCGCCCCTCGCCCTGCATCGCAGTGGCAACAGCCAGCGATATTGCTTCACCAGATTCTTTATCTTTCACCCTTGTTGCTAAATCACCAAGAACAACACTCATCTCGTCGATACGCTCTGCGTTCAGAAGTACGGCCGCGTCATCAACGCCTTTAGATGTCGCATCAGGTTTGGTGCTTTCAATAATCAATTCATCGGCCTCGCCAGGCTCGATCAATCCTTTGGCTACATACAGAGCTACAGTATCGGGATTTGCAGGCACAACTACGTCAGAATATTCAAGCAATATCCAGTTGAGATAAATCAACTCAGGAACTGGCATATCTGCCCTGGCTACGCTCCCGCCTGTATGCTTGGAAAACCTATCCTGCCATTTTTCAAGCTCATCTTGCCAGTCTTCCATCTCCCGCCAGGTTTCTTGCGTTGGAATAAAGCCTATAGAATAGCCTAACGGTCGTTTTGCTGCCCGGTAATTGTAGACTTTCAAGCCGTAGTCGTCGTCCAAATAGTATTTCGTCGCAGCGCGAACCCTTGTAGGGGCAGACTTTGGATAGAATTTCAACCACGCATTCTCGCCGTGTGGAAGGAAATCTGTATAATTATGAGCGCGCAAGACTACATTGTTTTTGGCGTATCGCGTCGGGTTCATTCCTTCTGGCAAAACAACCTCTCTATAGCTGTCAACCGCCAGAGTAGTGATGTCGCCAATTATGATGCCTTCATCCTTTCCAGTGGTAGCATTCTGAACTATCGGCTGCACTTCTAACGTTTCGGATGGCCCTGCCTTTCTGACCAGTATCGTCTCGTCAGTATATTCCGAACCCAGTTCGTCCGCAAAGTCCGGAAAAGCTACTCGCATGTTATCCAATACGTCAAATAACTTTTTTTTCTGTGTTAGTTCCATATCATCACCTCGTGAGATCCCCGTCTACAAGACAAGAAAAAGCCCCCGTCAAGGGACAAAATTACCTTGCAGACGGGGGCTTTTTCTATTCTGTTTGATTGTCTATGCTATGCTAACTAAGTCACCTCTGTTTAGTTCAAATTATCTATCAGATCGTCAAGCATCCCTGATGGTGTCTCAAATGAAATAGAATCAATAGACCCATACGGTATACACGCGTGAGACTCGCTCTCGTTGCCTTTTTTGCTCAAGAATAAGCCCATGCCGCCGCTACCACCAACATGACACAATTCAAATGGCTTCTGTACTATTCCTGTATACGTTTGCCCTGCTTTAGTTGTAACTGTTATTGGGATGTTATTCTCGACGGACAAATCAACGATATTCTCCCATATTACTACTGGTATCTGACACACTTTTTTCTGAATCTTTTTCACAATGCCCTCCATTGCCTATGCTATGCTATACAAAATCTCCTATGGTTCATATTGTGGTATCGATTCTTCCGTTTCCGCCATTCGGCAAGCCACAAACGTAGCGACTACATCATCAAGGATTGGCATTTTATCTCCTTCAGATATATCAGCAAATGCTTCACTCTCGTAAATACATTGAAATACATGGCGTTTATGATCATAATGACAGCCACAAAATTTAGCATCATCAGGAAGGCCATGCTCGATCTTGACGTGATAGTCAGTATGCTCAATAAATGCAAAATGCAAAAACGTTGCAGGTAATTCTAATATCGCTCGTTTCATTTGCCCTCCACTGCCAGACTCGCCTGTTTACGTTTTCTATCTTTCAGATACATCCACTCCACGACACATCCTTCGCATTTACAATCCCTGTTTGGCGGGTTGCTGCATGGAAGTGGGTGCATCCTTGTCCAATCTTCCGATGTAATTGTAATAAATCCCTGTGCCATATCACGCCGCCTCCTTGAGCTTTCCTGCCCTCGTATTGCATCTACAGTTTATCACGTTCCCCGCCGCTCCACCAGGATCATGTGGGTGCAAAAGTCCGTTACTGAACCGCTGACCCAGCTTGACCTCTTCCCCATCAAGAGCATGGTTGTGCGGTGACGTTCTCACGCGCGCATCACGGCTGTCAATCCATATCTCCGTCACGACTATTCCTGACTCAACGTATCCAGCATGTGTGCCGTTGTTGGATGCTCCCACGATCTCAGTCCGGGCTATCATGTCCGTCCTGGACCCTCTATTGATGTCGAACACGTCAGCAATGCGCTTCGATATATCAGGGATGCCCTCGCCAGCATCTAAGCCCTTCACCAGCGCCCGGCGTATTTTCTCGCGTGTTTCATCGTTCACATCTTCTGCAAACTTGAACACCTTATCCTGGAGGTACTGGCTCGCCCTGGGATTCGTCACGTTAAACGCTCCTGAAAAGCCTATCTCTGTATATGCCGCTGACCCTGCTATTCTATACGCTTCTGTCACGAATGGCAACGCCGCTGCCTCAAATACCGTCTGCCATGCTGATGCTGTGTATATTGCGTCAACGTAAGCCTCAGACGCCGCCTCAGCTTCTTCGCTGCCAGCCTTGAAAGTAAACGAGAACCATGACTTGCTTTCTGGGAGCTTCGGCACAGCCGTCTTCCTCAGCTTCGCCAACACGCTCTTCTCCTGCTTCGTGAACGCTGTTCTGAGTACCGGCTTGAACTTCTCTTCTTGCGGCTCCGTGCGCTTCACGAACTCGTGCCACTTAGCCTCGCGATCCTGTTCTTCCAGGTCGAGGTCTTCGGCTACTGCGCGAATTATTGCGGTATGTAGGTTAGCTGTCATCACATACTCATTGTTATGGCGTTTATATCAGCTATTTCACGCCTGTATCATCGTCCTGTCCGATCCGCTTAATGTTTAGTTTGTCGAGAAGTTCAAGCATCAGAATGTACCCATCGGGATATATAGATTCCCCTGGATGTTTACGGTGGTCAATGCCCCGCATGAGTTTTCTTACCCTGTCCGCCAACTCAGGAGCGGCGGCCATGAGCCTCATCTGTTCATCTGTGGCATCCAACTTATCAACAAGTCTGAGATCTGCGCAATCTATTCCGTAAACACCATTCCCAGATTTTGGATGGGTATTCCACCGCTCAGAGGCTATATCGTATGGCTCTTCGTCGGAAGCTTCGCAGACAATGAGCTGGTTATGATTGCCAACAATATCTTTTGCATATTGTTCCGTCTTCACTTCTCCTATATATTCCTCGACTGAATTATCCTCATATATTCTCCACCGGCGACCTGTTACAGTCTGTTCGTATGTCCATTTTTGCTCACCGCAGTCATCAGTCGTCGGGATAATCGGCTCGTCATCCGCCTCCAACACAGTTAGCCGCTCAGTGAGTTCGGCAACCTGGCTTCTAAGATAGAAGTTCTCATGCAATACCTTCATAAACACATCGTTAGTTATAATGAATTCTTCCGGCATCTTTTGCCCCCTAGTTACGCCTCGGTCGTGGTGGTACGCCATTCAATAGCGGCACTCTCTCCTTGCACTTAGCTGGGTCCAGTCGCTCCAAAAACGGATTACTCTCGCCCTCTTTGCGCGCGGGCAGTTCTGTCCCACGCATTAGTATTGGCGGCGTTACTTTCCACGGCCTTGCAAGCGGAACCTGGTCGAACTCGCGGATATGCTCAAGAATATCATTGGATTCTTCAAGATATGATTCTCTGAGTATAACCTTCAAGCTGCAACGTATCTCATACAAATACTTGAGTTGCTCCCAGCTGTGCCGGTGCTTCCATAGCCAGATTATGCGCTTCATTTTGCCCTCTCATTCAGCCATAACAATGCAACCCGATACATGAGCCATGAGCCAAATTGCAGGGATGCTCAGAATTGCACCCCATATCTCTGGACTATCCTTTACGTTCATGCCCAATATCACGACCACTAAAATCAAGCTACCTGCCCAGAATATACCCCATATCCACTGCGCTTGTGTTGATCTATCTGATATACCCACGGTAGTCAGAATATATAACAGAACACCAACCGCAAGCCCTACGAGCACCCACATCACGCTAAAATTGACCGTTACAATCATTCTGCCCTCCCTGATCGCTGACGCAAATACGTCAAGTGTTGCTTTAGATGCTCACCTAAGCTACCCTCGCACTCCTGTAGCTCTTCGTAGTATTCACCAACCGCTGCGAGATAATTACCCAACGCTTCTGAGCCTGTAGCACCTACGCCATACATATTGACCCTGTAATCGTATACCATCACGGCATCACCTATGACTTCATATCTGAGTGGTATTCTCGTGCCAACCATCATTCTGCCCTCCGCAGTTCCATCGCACGATCACGCGCAGCGTTTATCATCAACGCCATATCTTCTACGTCTATATCGGTATCGCCAGCGAGTAATTTAGCCAATGGAATCATATTGGATGGTACAAGTAGTTCATCCCCACCATCGACAGGCTCTCTTTTATCATCCGTTCGTTCATCGTTTATAGTAGCAAAGCCACTACCGAGATTAGCCGTCCGCTCGGCTATCTTTTGAGCAGTATCTTCAGGCACTGCGTCATCAAATGCAAAGAATCCATTATCATCATACTTGCTGGCCAGGCTCTCAGTCAACTCTTCATCTATCCGCTTAAGCTTCGGAGTCATAGTGTTCCGCCAGTATCGAGTATCGCCAGTTCTGGAAGTAGCCCTATTAGACCCTGCATCTGTCAGCATGGAAATAGACCAGCCGTAGACATTGGCGATCCATTCTCTCGCTTTTTCAGCACCACCTATAAAGCCCATCTCGTCAGGATTAAACCCCAACTTCTCTATCTTTGCCCCTTTGCCCAGGTTGCCCAGTGCGATTAGCTTATTAGCCTTGCGATAACCTTTTGATAAGTTAGCTATCTGATCCATGATCTTCTTAGCATCCTCCTCGCGTAGCTGGCCTTCGCTTATGAGCGCAGCCAATGGGACGCCCATATTGTCAAAAGTATTATGGGTGTAGACCTGTATCTTCTTCTCGATTCTGGCCGCTATTGACGCTCCGAATATCGGCGGACAACCCCAGAACTCATCTAACCATGTTGGATAAAGGAAATGTATCACCTCTTCAGCAGGTATTATCTTCTCGTCTTTGCCCTTCCCGTATTTGTATTCCTTCACGCTCCCATCGTCGTTAAATTCAGGCTCTATCTTCTCGGCATTCAAGAACCATATAGCAGTAGGCAGCTTCTTACCCCCAACATTGCCATATACCAACTGCCAAAAACAATCGCCAGTAGCCTCCAGCCATTGCCCGGTTTTCTCGATGAGGTTGTGCTGAGTAGCCCGTGCATTCACATCAGCTAAGAGATTAAGTGCAGGATGTTCGGGAACTTCCTCGATCTCAACGGCTTTCTTGCGCTGCATCCATCGCTGGACATCTGCCCGGCCTAATAAATATTCCTTCCGCTTCCGTGGTATCTCGGTCGTCTTGATAGATAATTGTTGACCTTCTGATTGCTTCATCACGTAGAACTTCAACGGAATGCTGGCGATATTGGAAGCATTATAATTGATGCAAGTGAATGCTGTCCCATAATACAACCCCTTGAGCCCGGCAAAGTCCTTGTATCCCACTTCGCCATCTCTACTTGCGCCACCACCCCATATTCGTGGGTCTAGTCCTTCCCAACCGACTGTCTCTTTCTTCCATAATACATGACCGAGTTTATTGAGTATGCCTTCGTTCATTAGCCAAACACCTGTATATGATGATCGTGATCCTGCGCCGCTGACAATAATGCTAATGCTGCCCCCATAACAATGTCATCACCGCGCCTTCCATGAGTAATATTATAATCGCTATCGCACTGAAGACCCTGCAGTTCTCGCAAAAAATCATGCTCATTCCGTTCTGAAC